CCAAGGCTCAGTTGAAACACGAAATAAAGGATGGCTTCAAAATATTCATAGACTCAAGAGAGCAGATGCCTCTAATCATAGACTATCCTACGGAGGTCAAGGGCTTGAAATTCGGAGACTACGCTCTCAACGACCCAGACAATAGGTGCTACATAGAAAGGAAGTCCATTTCCGACTTCATAGGAACACTCAGCGGCGGCTTTGAAAGATTTTGTAGAGAGATTGATCGTTCTAAGGCTAGCGAAGCCTCCTTGGTGATACTAGTAGAGAGGCCGCTTCAGGAGTGCTTGAGTTTCAATTACTTAAGCTACGTATCAAAGAAAATTAAGGTTACTCCTGAGTTTGTGTTTTTCAATGTGAGGGAAATAATACAAAAATACCCAGATGTCCAGTTCTTGTTTGTTGAAGGTAGAGAGGAATCAGTCAGAGTGATGAAAGCCATATTCTTTAGCAATAGTGAATATAAGAAATACGACTTGCAATTGATGTACGACCTTAAACTATTATAATCTATGTGGGTAGAAGGAACAAAATACAAAAAAGAGAACCCCAATTACAACGAGATATTCGCTGCACTTGAGGGGGAGCTGGAGGACAAGGAAGCCAAGATTTCTTTGATCAAGTTTTTGCGTCAGAATCTATATTTCTCCACGTATATCCTCACTGGCATAAAGCTTTCCCCATATCAAGAGATAACTCTCAAAGGGATGTTCAACAGGAACTTCTCCATGTGCGTGTGGGGTCGTGGCTGTGCTAAGTCATTTATTGCTAGCGTTTATTGTGTGCTGCAATGCATCTTCGAGCCCAATACGAAGATTCTTATAGCTGGTCCTACATTCCGAACGGCTAGAGCTATCTTCAACAACATCGAAAAGATGAGCGAGACCAAGGGGGCGGAGCTGCTGCTCCAAGCTTTCGGGGCTAAGAGTAAAAGAAATGATTTATATGAATGGGATATCAATGGCGGGTCCATAAGGGCTATTCCTTTGAGTGGTGAAAAGATTCGTGGTTTCCGTGCTAATGTACTTGTTCTTGATGAGTTCTTATTGCTACCAGAAGAGATAATCAAAAACGTATTGATGCCATTCCTTGTTGCGCCGCAGGACATGAAGCGAAGAATAGACATTAGAGAAATGGAAGACCTACTTATCAAAGCAGGAAAAATGAAGGAAGAGGACAGAATGGTCTTTGTGAATAATTCCAAGATGATAGCCTTGTCGTCTGCCAGTTATACTTTTGAGAACCTCTACAAAACATACCAAGAATGGATAAATAAAATAACAGATAAAGACAAGCAAGAGTCCTCCTACTTCGTCTCTCAGCTCGGATACGAAGCGTTGCCACCAGAGATGATTGATAAGACTATTATTGAAGAAGCTCAGAGCGGCGGCACCTCTCACTCGTCTTTCCTTAGAGAGTATTGTGCTCAATTCACTGATGGCTCTGATAGTTATTTCAGTGCTAAAAAGATGGAAGACTGCACCCTTAAAGATGAGCATCCGCATACTCTTGTCAGGGGCACTTCCGGCAAGAAATACATAGTCGGGATTGATCCGAACATGAGCGACAGCCCGAATGCCGACTTCTTCGCTATAGCAGTCATGGAGCTGGATGAGGAGAACAAGCTGGGGGTCTTGGTTCATACTTACGCTGGCTTGGGAAACTTAAATAACCATGTGAAGTATTTTTCTTATATCATGACGCATTTCAATGTGCATATGATTGTCTGTGACAACGCGGGTTCTGATATCTTCATGGACACTTGCAATCAATCAGACTACTTTAAGAACAATAAAATAAACATAAAGACCATCGACTTCAATTCCGATGCGGAAGGAGACGACTACGCCATGCAGCTCAAGAACGCTAGGGTGCAATATAACCTAAGCGAACATAAGATAGCATTCAGCCAAGTCTTCTCCTCTAGCTTCATTAGAAAAGGAAACGAATATCTCCAAGCTTGCATAGATTACAAGAATGTATTATTCGCCTCTCGGACTTGTTCGAACGAAGTCTTCTTTAACGAGACCATAGGGGTTCCATTGCCGAAGGATTTGATATTCAATGCCGAAAAATCTGAATGGACTCCTCTAGACTTCCTAGAGAATCAAGACGACTACATCTATCAAACGAAAAAACAATGCGCAATCGTGGAGTGTAGCGCCACTTCCAGAGGCATGATGAATTTTGACTTACCCCAACACTTGAGAAGAGGCTCCTCCGCCAATCGAGCCCGGAAAGATAATTATTCGGCATTTATGTTGGCTAACTGGGCGGTGCATTGCTATAATGAAATAATGTCCGTAGAAATAAATAATGTGACAGAAACTTTCACTCCTAGGATGTTTTAGTGTAATTTTAATGTAGTATGGGTAATTTAGTAAGAGTCAAGCAGGTAGATCAGTCTGACTTTTCTGGCTTTTTTGTTCAAGTCGGAAACGTAAACTATTACCCTCTTACCAATCCATCTGGTTATCTGGTCAATTCGGATCTCAACACTGCTACTGGGACCATCAATTCGAATATTAATACCCTTTCGGGTAATTTAAATAACAGCATAAATCAATCCCTGATTTCTGGCAAGTCTTATACAGATACAGCTTCTGGAACTTTGAATTCTAGATTAGGGACAACTGGAAGCTCGTTGAATTCTAGTATCAACAATCTTAGCGGGTATGTTGTAGCTGTCAGCGGAAATCTTAATTCTGGAATAAATTCAGCAAGTGGAACGTTAGATACCAAAATTAATACTTCGAGTGGATATGCGAAGTCTTATACTGATTCTGTATCAGGAATCTTAAATACTAAAATAGTCTCTGGGTCGAACACTGCCCTAGTAAATTCCATAATCAGTGGAGATAATTTCCATTTTACTGGAAAGAAATTCTTCGATTCTTCAATCTCCACTAGCAAGATAAACATCAGCGGGGCCAGCACCCCAAGCTCAATCTACATCGCTAGTTCTTCAGGCTCCATGTCTATAGTAGGTACTGGTGGTGTATTCGTCACCTACTCCGAGACCGGAACCACCAACTCTATGTGGTCAGTGGCTGACGCTGCTGGCCTGCCCATGCTGGAGCTTTTCGACGATTACACTTTGATTTTAGGTCATTCGTCTAGACCTTCCGTGACCTTGAGCGGCATTTCTGGATACGTTTTGATGCCGAGCTTGCCGACCTACACTCAGATATCCGGATTCCCATCTGGGACAGTTTACAGAAGCGGCAGTTACTTGATGATAATATAGGATTTTAAAAAATGACCAAGAAGCCAACCAAAAAAATGCAAGAAGCTAACGCAAGCGCCAAAGAAGTCACTCCGATGATGACATCTTACGCCGCTGATGAGAGCAGCTCTTCGCCGTCCAGAAGAAATTTATCGGGAGTAATAGAGAGGACAGACAGATTTCATAACATCGATTACGGTTTGGTGCCCTTTAAGTATTCTCACAATACATCCAATAAGAGCAGCCTAAATATCAGAGATGCCATCATCCTCTGCCAAAAGGCTTATTATAATTTTTCAGTCTTTAGGAATGTTATTGACTTGATGACGGAATTTTCTTGCAGCAGCCTGTACTTCACTGGCGGCAACAAAAAGTCAAGAGAATTCTTCGAGGCCTTTTTCAAGAAAATAAATTTAGAGAATTTCTTAGATAAGTTTTTCAGAGAATACTACAGGTCTGGGAATGTATTTATTTATCGCTTTGATTACACTCTAAAACCAGAGGATGTGCTCAAGATTACCCAAACCTTTGGTGGGGGAGTCTCTGAAGAAGCGTCTTCTGCTGGAGTTGTGCTGCCAGCTAAATACATGATCTTGAATCCAGCCGACATCCAATACGGCGGGAATATATCTTTCGTTGGCGGTAAATACTATAAGATTTTGACAGACTATGAGTTGGAAAGACTTCGTAATCCTACCACTGATGAAGACCGCGCCGTGCTGAAAAGCTTAGATGAGCAGAACAAAACAAAGCTAAAAAAGAAAACCTACTCAGGAGCCGGGGCTTTTGTTTCGTTGCCTTTGGATGTAGATAGAGTAAATGCGGTATTCTATAAAAAGCAAGACTATGAGCCCTTTTCTGTCCCTATGGGCTTCCCAGTGTTAGAAGACATCAACTGGAAGCAAGAGATGAAAAAGATGGACATGGCCCTGACTAGGACCACTCAGCAGGCCGTGTTGTTGATCACCATGGGTAGCGAGTTGAAGAATGGCACTCTCAACATCAACCAAAAGAACATCGAAGCCATGCAGGGCTTATTCCAGAACCAGTCTGTTGGTAAGGTTCTTGTTTCAGATTTTACCACTAAGGCGGAATTCATTATCCCAGATATCGGGGCCATCTTAGACCCCAAAAAATATCAAATTGTAAATGAAGACATTCAACTTGGCTTGAATAACATATTGGTTGGGGATGAAAAATTTAGCAGCACCAATGCTAAAGTAAATATATTCATGGAAAGACTAAATCAAGGAAGAAAGGCTCTAATAACTGACTTCCTACTCCCTGAGATAAAGAGGCTTTCTCAGAATATGGGTTTCAAGAATTTCCCGACTCCCCATTTCGAAGAGATGGACTTTAAGGATACTTCTGTTTGGAACCGTGTATGTGCTCAACTCGTTCAAATTGGCGTGCTTACCCCGTCTGAAAGTATAACCGCTATCAACACTGGCGTATTACCCGATGAAGAGCATTCTGTAGAGTCTCAAAGAGAGTTTCTGGAATACAAGAACGAAGGCTTATACGCTCCCGTAGTGTCTGGACCCGGAGCTGGGGCAGCTCCGATAAACACAGGGAGACCAGTCGGATCAAAGGCTCCTCAATCTACCAAGACTCCGTCTCCCGCTGGCGGCGGCAAAAAAACGCCTGCTATTGCTTCCTACTCTATAAAAGGAGTATCTGAAGCTTTTAGAGAGTTCGAGAAACTGCAAGCTAAAGTCGAGGACTTCCTAAAGAAGAAGCATAAGAAGAAAACTCTTACCCCGGAGCAATTGCAAGTCGTCGAAGCGATGGCTAAAGACATCTTCACCAACGAGGAGAAAGACAAGTGGATTTCCTCAATCAAGGAGTATTCTTCTGGATCGGCCAAACCCAATGAAGATAGGATTTCCAAGCTTAAAGAAATATCTGAAGAACATGGAATTGACCTTTTTCACGCTTCCGTATTGAATTTTAGTCAAATCTGAAAAAAAATAGTGTAATATATTCGTAACTATCAACAAGATGAGCATCGATGAGCAAATTTTAATCAGCGGCCCCTCCCCTAGGGAAGGGAAGGTCTATTTGGTTGATTACGCTCATGAGGTCAACGCCAAAAACGAAGCTGGCCAGAAGGCCGCGAACCAGAAAGAAAACGTCATCAAAGAAGGCTCTGAGGATGCGGTTTCATTCTCTAAGAAAGTGATTGAAATACTAGGCCGGAAGGTCAAGGCCCACAATGGCAGCCAAGATAGAAAAGCTAATTTACCGATGCTTAAAAGGGTCTTTAAGAGAGCTGCCAATTCTTTCAACTCCGAAGCGGATGCCGATAAAAGCATAGCTATATTTTCCATGGCTAGAGTGAATTTATTTTTGAGAATGCTTAGCAATGAGCACTTGAAGAATGGTTCGTATAGAGATGAGTCTTTGGCGAACTCTAAGTTTTTAGATATCTCTGACTATTGGCAGGTCGAGGAGCAGGACTTTTCGAAAGCTTCTCTAGATTTGAAAGAAGTGGGCGAATTCAACTTTGCCAATTCTGAAGATTTATATTTAGATGGAGAAGACTCTAAAGAAAAATGGTATGGAATTTAATTACGAGACAAGCTTCAGCTTCATAGTCAAGCCTCTGGTGTCGGAGGAGAAGGACAAGTATTTGGCCCTAGCTTCCTCTAAGGAGCTTTCCAAATTTCTACCTAATATAGACACAGAGAAGAATGTTGACTTGCTTCCTATAGCTTTCAACGCTGCTGTAGTCAATAGAGTAAATAAAAATGGAGACGTCATTGATTCCTTATCTGCCGCTTCTCTATATAAAGATTTCATAAACAAACCAATTAATGTTGAACACAATAGAGAAAGAATAATTGGAGTAATTTTAACCGCTGGGTTTAGTGAGTTTGGATCAGACATTCCCCTTGCGGAAGATCAAATAAAAGATCTAAAGGGTCCATACAACATCACTCTCGGCGGCGTTATTTGGAAAATAGCTAATCCCACTTTAGCAAATGCTATTGAAGATTCTGCGGACGAATCCAGCGAGAACTATCAAAAGATAAGCGCAAGCTGGGAACTTGGCTTTAATGACTTCAACTTGATTGCCATCGAGGGCGAATCTAAGAACATCGAAGATGGAGTTGAGATTTCAGACGCTAAGGAAGTCGATTCATTAAAAAGTAATCTAAGGGCCTATGGCGGGTCTGGCAAAGTAGATAAAACTCGCTGCTTGTACCGCAAGGTAATTGGTAACGTAGTCCCTCTCGGGATTGGTATAACCGAGACTCCAGCCGCCGATGTGAAGGGCATAGTAACTGATAAAACAGAGGCCACTGTAAAGATTGCTGAAGAAAATATTTCCAAAATCACAATTTTAGATGTAAAGAATAGTATAAAAGAAGAAACTATGAAAATCAAAAGCACCAAAGATATCACAGATGAGAGCCTGAAGCAAATTTCAGCGTCTCAAATCGCGGACTTCATTGAGCAAGAACTCAAGACTGCTTCCGAACAGTTCTCCGTAGAGAAATCTTCCATTGAGAATGCGTTGAAATTGGCTCAAGACAACCATAAGACTTTGCTAGCTGAGCATACGAGCCTCAAGGATCAAGTCTCTACTCTCAAGACTTCTCTGGACTCTGCTCAGGCTGAGATGCTAAAGGCTGCGGCTTCTGAGGCTTTTAATGCTAGGATGTCCGCTTTTGATCAAGAGTATGATCTGGATGCTGATACTCGTCAAATTCTAGCTAATGATATCGCCAGCTTGGATGACGAGTCTTTCGCCGCGTACAAGAATAAGATGGCCGTCTTCATGAAGAGCAAGAAGAAGGGCGCTAAAGTAGAGAACGGCGAGAAAGAAGACAGCAAGGAAGACAAGAAAGAGGACGACAAAGAAGAGAAGAGTAAGGAATCGAAAGCCTCTGTAATTGAGGCCGCTATCGATAAGGCTGAAAAGCCGGTCATTGATATTCCTCTCACTTCTACCGCTTCTGAGGACACTCTATTCAATAAATATAAGAACGCTTTCAACTATGACGGTTTCATAGTTAAATAATCCCCGACAAAAAAATAACAATAAAGTAATAATAATATGGCTTACAAACTAAGACCTTTTAGAGACTATAATGAACACGATGTACTAAATCTGTTCTCTTACGACACCACCGGGCTGACTGCCGGTTCAATCAGCGTTACCAAGGGCACCTTGGTCAAAATCGCCACTGGTTGGAAGAATTACAACTCTGGAGAAGAGATTGGTGGCGGATTGGAGTATATCGGCAGCGCCGGTACTCTCGCTCCTGCCAATGTCGTCTCCCAGCGTTACGGCGTTACTGCTAAGGTAGTCGCCTCGACCACTGGAGAGACTCCCATCGGCCTCACTCTTTTCGACTTGAAAGACGCTGATGAAAATGGCGAGTTGCTCAAGTACCGCCCTCGCAAGGCCGCTGAGATGCAAGTTGTAATCCCCGGACAAGCTACCCCCGTTGTCACCCGTGGCATCTTCTTGATGCAGGGAGTGCTCGGAACCCCGACTGCTGGAGGAGTTGCTTACGCTGGCGGAACCGGACAAATTACTGCCTCCACTGGAGCCGGCGGTATTCTTAACGTGGCTATCGGCAAGTTCCTCGGAGCCGCTGACACCAACAACGAAACCCTAGTCAAGTTGGCCCTATAATCCAAAAGGAACAATTAACATGAGAATCAAACTAAAAAATACTCCTGAGCAAGTTGAGCTAATCAAAGCTCTCGGAGCCAAAAACAAGATGGTCTCCGCCGAAGCTTCTGAAGCTTTCGCGGCTTTCCTTGGACCCGTAATCCAAAGAGTCATTCTACAAGCGGGCACCGCTAGTCAAATCTATACTGATGCGCCGTTCGATGAGAACGACTCTCCTAGCTACCCCCTCGACCTATACTACAACGAGCTACAAAATGGCTACGTTAGCGTCTGGTCTCAGACTCTTGCTGGCGGCTTGCCTAGCTCTCAGGACGTCTCTGCGATTCAGGAAGTCAAAATCGCGACCTATCGCTTGGACAGCGCCGTTTCAATCAACAAGAGATACGCTCGTCAGGCTCGCTTGGACATCATCGCTAAGCTAGTTGAGCGTATGGCTCAGGAAATCCTAGTGAAGCAGGAGCGCAACGCTTGGTCTGTCATCCTGAAGGCACTTGGCGAAGCCTCTACCACGCCCCAAGGCTTGGCTGCCCTTAAGCACTACATCGCTGCTGGTACGCTAACGGCGTTCAAATTGGACGACTTGAATAGAGCGATGACCCGCACTAAGCGCATCAACGAATCATGGGCTGGCGGCACCGCTCTAGACGCTTATAGCTCCGGAATGACTGATCTATACGTCTCTCCTGAAATCAAGGAAAAGATTCGCGCCTTCGCCTATAACCCCTTAAACACCACTAAGGGCGCTACTGGAACTACGGATACTAACGTTGGCATTGCTCTTCCCGACAATATGAGAGAAGAGATTTACCGCAACGCTGGTATGTCGGAAATCTTCGGCGTAAACATCGTTGAGCTAGTTGAGCTTGGCTTGAACAAGAAGTATAATGTTCTATTCGATAATTATATCTCTGAAACGGATACTCTCTCGACCGCCTTCAACCCCGGCGTCCACCAGATCCTTGTCGGTGTTGACAATAGCCGTGGGGCTTTGATCCGCCCGGTCGCCACTTCTGGCGAAGTTGGAAGTCAATTCAATGTCATGCCTGACGACCAGTTCGTCCAGCGTTCTGACAAGGCTGGATTCTACGGGTCTCTCGAAGAGGGCCGTATCTGCATCGACGCCCGAGCCCTCTCTGGCATCATAGTCTAATCTGAGTGAAATTCAAATAACCCGCTGGGGCAACCCAGCGGGTTTTTTATTTGATAAGCGAACATTTAAAGAATATAACTTAACATGAGTAAGAAAAAGAATAGCCTCAAAGACCTCAAACAGATAGACGCCAAAGAAGAGAAAGGTAAGCCCACGACTCTAGACCAGCTCTGGGGCGATACTGGCTTGAGCAAGTATGGGACGCATGACCCGGCAGAGTATAAAACTCGTCTGAAATCTATGAATAGATCAGATATGCAAGCCCATGCGCTAAGCGTCGGGATCTTGCCCACAGACAATCATGAAATATTGACTGCTAGACTAGAGAGGGAGTTTTTGAAATATATACTAGCTTACAATACGCCCACTGAAAAAAAGCAGAAAACTAAAAAAGTAAGCCAAGAAGTGATGAAGATATTGTCCGAGGGTAGATAATCAGTGTAATTTTAGTAGATGGGCAATCTAATAAGAGTAAAGCAAGTCGATCAGGTTGAATTCTCTGGGCTGATAAGGCAAGTAGGAGACCCCAATTATTACCAGAGCAGCAATCCGTCTGGCTACATATCCTCCGTCTCCTCTGACGCCAGTTTTATAGCCCTTAGCGGCAATCTAAATACAACAAGCGGAAACCTAAACTCTTCCATATCGAACACCAGTGGCGCGCTGAATGTCAAAATTCAGTCCACTGGTTCTTTTTTGCAATCAGAGGTTTCTTCTTTAAGCGGTCAACTATTTACTACCAATACAAATCTTTCCGTAGTTTCTGGAAACGTTGATTACTCGGTATATCTTACCACTGGCTTGCAAAACCAAGTCTCTGGGATAATAAGTGGCCAAACTACTTCTTTCAACTCTGGAATCTTAAGTGCAAGCGGCGTACTAAATTCAAAAATCACTAACGTCAGCGGCTTGCTTAACGCAAGAGTTTCTTCTCTGGAGACTTCTTTTTCTACCTCTGGTAGTAATTTTGTTGATGTTGTTTCTGACAATCAAACAATCAGCGGCTCTAAAAGCTTCTCTAATAGGGTAGGGTTCAAGCAAATAGACCTCTTGCCTTATTCTGGAAACTACGCGAATCCCGGTGGGCAACATGGTATTTTATTTACTCAATTTATAGATAACCAAACCTTCTACGCAAGCGGCTTGGGGACCATAACTGGAGACTACTTTATTACAAAAATAATGCAGCCCAATAACATAGAATGCGTAATCTCTTCTATGATTTATACGGGCGCTTACTAGTATGAATATTTCTTATGGAGCGACTGATGCCGGTGCTAGTTCTTGCGTTTTATTGTATGATGTATATGATAAGTCTTACGCGGGCGAGCCGACTACCAATTTGTTTTCTCAGCCCACTGTCAATTCCGGCTTTGGAATAAAGCCGACGGACACTGGCCGGGCTTTCTATAAATTAGACTATTATCAAAATATTAGTGGCCAAGGAACTTTTTCTGGCAATGCGCCGGGGCCATTCAATGTTTCTGATTCTGTCTATAAGTATAATTTTGTTTCTGGCCAAACTGATTCGACTAGCAACAAGCATGGATTTCAAATCAACATAATAAGAGGAGATACTTATTCTGTCTCTGTCGATGCTTACGTCTCTACTGGGCACCCAAGAACTGGGTCGGCCCCCGTCTTAAGTCTTACTCCAAACTTGACTGGTTCTTTTGCGACCGTTGCGAAGAATTACAATTTCGACTCCAAGGGCACTTGGCAATCAATACAGGAGAAGATTTTCGTTCCCTCGGTGTCCTCATCCACAAATCAAAACGCCACTGTCTTTGAAATATCTGTGGCCGCAAAAATTTCTGGCCAGCATCAATTCTACGGGTCTGGCTCGGCTCAAGGTTTTAATGTGGGCAATAACCAAGGGAGAAATTTATCCCTATATAAGGGAGCGACCTACGCATTCACGCAGTCCAACTCTAGTAATATAAACGATGAATTCTACTTATCAATCGGACCTTCCGGAGCGGGGTCAAGCGTTTACTCTAATGGATTTTCTTATTATGGAAACAAGGGATTCGATGGCTACGCTTTATTCACTGTACCATATGATGCTCCAGCATTGGTCTATTACTCATCTAGAAATGCTTCTTCTAGTTATTTTGGTGGCAAAATAAATATTCTTGGAGCTTACAACTCTGGCAATACCGGTAACTCTGGAAACGGCGGTTCCTCTGGTTCTTCTGGCAACTCTGGTAATTCGGGATCGAACAACGTCTCTGAATCTTATTCCGTATGCTTTGACCCAACGAGATCAGAGTTGAGTGGCTCAAATTTAAATGGTGGATACATCCTATACAAGAACATGCAGTTCGAAAAAAACAAACCCATGTTCAAGGGAATAGTTCACCCCACTAAATTTACTTCATCTTCGCGCTCAGCTTATGGTTCTTTGGTTGATTTAAGCGGCAATGGGAATGATTCTAATCTGACAAATGCGATGTTTGATTCTTCTTCTTTCGTATCTTTTGGAAACAAAACTAATTCTTTAGATGGCGGAGTGATAGACATCAATTTGAATTATAACCAAAGCAAGGCATTCTCAATAGGAAGCTCGAAAATCCAAACTTACGACTTTTGGTTTAAACAGACGGCCTCTTCATTCAGGAAGGCCTACTTGATGGCTAGGTCAGCCGGGGACTCTGGCGGCTACTTTACTGAGAATTCGGGCTACCCACAATTAATTTACATACAAGACAAAAGGGTGTATTTTTCGTTCACTTCCCCGAGCAACACAATCTTATCAGGATACTCTGATCAGGCAATAGAATTGAATAATCTATACCATGTGGTTGTAGCTATCAATGTCAATCTAGCTACTGGATTGAAAGCGGAGGTATACGTAAATGGCAAGCTATTGAATGTCTCAATCAACTCTATCTTGAGCGCCCCGCTGGGCTTGGCCGCTACAAATGTGAAGGCTTCCGTAAAGACCGTTGGCAATACTGGCAATACTTCTAATTCGGGGTTCTTGAGCCAAACCAATCAATTCTATTGTGTCTCTGCTTACGACTCTTATGGCGAGTCCAAAGCTTCTTCTATTATTTCCGTGCCCGTAGATTCTACAAAAAAGTCTATTCAATTATCTTGGAAAACAGTAAATAATGCTAATGGATATTACTTATACAGATCCACAGCTTCTTCGTTTGGTAATTATTCTCTTCTTTATGATACCAGAAGCCAAGTAACCAATACTTTTCTTGATGAAAATGCCCCTCTGAAATTAGGCTCTCCAAAATCGTCCCCAGTCTATCAGTACAGTTTCGATCCAGACGTTATCAATCTGGTAGACGACCAGAATGCCGCAATCTGTTTTGGGCATTATCCATTAGTATCTAAATTACCATACTACTTCCAAGGATATATCTATAGAGTAGCCATTTATGATTCTCAATTTTCCCCTAGTCAAGTAAGTAAAAATTACAGCTCCTTCTTTTCTAAGTATAGTAATAAAGATCCTAAATCTATAAATTCAATGCCTAGACAAAAAAGTGTAATCTATAAGAAGGTCAAAGAATAAATTATGGCTATCACAAGGTATGCGGGCGATAGGTTTTTTGGTTTAGAGGCCGAGAAAAATACTCTATTATCACAAGTAATGGATGGCGCTGAATTTGCAGCGTCAGATTCTTTAATTATTTATGCTAAGGTAAATGGAGCTTGGGTTTCTGTTTCCTCTTCTTCGTCAAGCGGAACTAGCGGTTCTTCAGGGACTAGTGGAGCTAACGGTTCATCGGGCTCCTCTGGGTCTTCTGGTTCAA